TTGATTTCCGCGAGGATTTCAGCAGAGAGGATGTTAGCGAGCTCAGATTCTGCATCAAGACCGTGGACGGCCTTGAGGTCTTGAGCAAGTTCCATGGTGTATTCAGCCTTCAGAGCGCGGGTCTTAGCGGTAACGGTTTGTTTCTCGATTGAGAAAGCCATTTCGCCGAAAGCGCCTGCACCGGAAGAACCTGAACCGAGACCTTCAGCAGTGCTGGTGGCCATACCGGTACCAACTGAAAAGGTATCGGAAACGGTATCGGTATTGCTGTCTGCACCTGTGCCACCTTTAGCAGATGGGAGAGATGAAGAATCGCCGCCGCTGGTGCCGGTACCAGCAAATGCTGAATCGGCTTCGTTGAAGAGAGCTTCAGTTCCACCTTGTGAGGTGTACTTGCTCTTCATAGCGAAGATCAGACCGGTTGGTCCGCTCATTGGTTGAACGCCAGCGATGTCGTAGGCGATCAGATTTGGCATGCTACGACGAACAAGGCTAATGAGGATTGGATCCCAGTTAGCGATGTTGCCTGTGCCACCGGTGGTAGCATTAGCAGCGGTCTCATTGAGACCTTGGAAAGACGACTGAGCGCGTTCTTCACGGAGTGCTTTTTCTTGATTTTCAAGAATGCACGCTGTAACTGAACGGCGGTAGTTATCTTTGATTGATGGGAGATCCTTATGGTTGATGATAGGATTCCACTTTTCTTGGAGTTTTTCTGAGTTGAACATGTGAGTTAAGTCCTTTAGTTAGGAGTTAAATTGTTTATGACTTGAGTGTGCGGGTAATTGCTGAAGAATATGCTGCCATTACGGGAGTCAGTTCAGTTTCCTGTTCTGATTCATTGAGTACGGCGGTTTCTACTTCATTTTCTTTGGACTTCTTAACAATCTTGCGGAAGTAAGATTCTTTGACGGACTGAACCTTTTTTGTGAAAGATTCGGCGTCTTCAAAATCAATACCTTCTGAAAGACTGGTGAGCTTGACTGCTTCTGTTGAAGCAAGACCGACTGAAGCCTCAGCAAGGATCTGGTTGCGCTTGAGGGCGTTTACAGACTCATTGAGTTTCATGTTGGATTCGGTTGCCTTCATCAGCTGTTCTTCAAGGGAAGCAACATTCTTATTGAGTGTATCAACAAGATTTTCCTTGCCTTCTGGAACTTCGATGTAGCTTTCAGTAAACACATTCTTCAATGCGTTAATGAAATTTTCGGCGATTTCGGTGCGTAGACCAGATTCGATTGCAACTTTGTTCTCTTCCATCCAGGTACCTACGACATAGCTAAGATAGCTGTCGACCTTTTCTGAGAGCGAAGAAGCAATTTTAGTTGTTTCTTCATCCAGTTGGGAGCGGTAGTTTTCCTCAATGCGGGAGACTTCTTCTGCAAGTTTGGCCTTAACGGTTGATTCAAACAGCTGAGATGCCTTAGAACGGAAAGATTCGGAAAGAGAGGTTTCGGCCTGTAAGAGGACATCAAGGTTTTCCTTAACGTCATCTTTTTCTTTCTTGTCTTTTTCTTCGTCATCGGCAGATTTCTCTGCTTCTGGTTGCTGTTCGTCTTCACCTTTTTCGTCGGCTTTTTCAGCTTCTGAATCGTCTTCGGAACCTGCCTTTGGTTCTTCAGCCTTTGGCGTCTCTTGTGGAGTCGTTAGAGTGCTGTAAACATTGGCAAGATCCTCAGTCTTCATTGTCGACATATGTTGGTACATTGCGTTGATGAGCCCAGCTTTGGTCTGTGGAGCCTGTGCAACTGGAGCAGCAGCAATAGCTGCGTCGGTAGCTGCAACGGACTTTTGAACCTCTGGTGCAAGTGCTGGAGACTCTGGTTTTCCCAGAGAATGTGGCGCAACCGCCACTGGAGCAGCACTTACTGCGGACGCAACTGCATCGGCGGCTGGTTTTACAGCATCCGCGGCAGGCGCATTGGTCGGTACAGCATTTGCTACTGGAGCATCCGCGGTACCTTCTTTGTCATCAAGCTTCTTCTTGCCTTGTTCCTCGCCAGAAACTTCAACATCTTCAACGAGTCCATCAGCAAGTAGTTCCTCAACAGTGATGTCTTCAATGAGATCGACTTGACCTTTTGATGTGTGTGACATATTTGTTTTAGATTTAGCCTACTATAATAGTATAGTGGTTAAAGTTTAGAGAGGATATCAAGCGAGAATTGCTTGTGATCAGTCTCTGTTAATTCACGAATCACCTTAGATGTATTCACGTTACCATAATTAGCATCTTCAGTTTTACCCATAATAGAAAGTCTTGAGCAATTATTTGAGAACAATTGCATCGAGAAAGTTTTTGAACACCCGAGCCTGAGCTTCAATAAGCTGCTTGGACGGTGTACGGTTGATTTCTTTTTGAATCTTCTCGGCAATGATTTCATTACCGCGAACAAAGTATTCAACGCCTTCCATGATACCATTCACGAAGGCTTCTGGAGCAGAAGGATCCTGAACAATATCAATGGTGGAAAGTACAAAGTCGGATTTGACCGACATAATGTTGCCGTTGCGTTCCAGTGAACCCATACCGCGGCTTGAAACGCCAAGACGAACTCCGCCTTCAACAAGACCCTTTACGATGTTGCCCATCGGAGTATTGAGAATGAGTGCCTTACCCATTACATTATGTCCGTCCCATTTAAGAGAGGTGATACGATGTGAGACCTTATCAAGGTTCACGGTAGGACCATCTGGATGATTCAGTTCACCAACTGCACGACCCGTCGTAACTTGCTCGGTAACGTATTTGGCAACTGCGGGAGAAAGAACATTGTAGCGATAGATGCGACCGTTACGGTTTGCCTTTTCGGCTTGCATAAAGACGCCTTCGACGTAGGTTTTCTTTTCTGCACCGACGCCTTCGGTAATATAACCGATGTCACTATCAAGATGTTCTGTGATGAGTTTCATTTGAAATTATTCTGCTTCTGAATTGTGGAATGCAATCATATTCTTATGATGCTGCATAATCAAACCGTGATATTTGTCACCCTGTGTTCGTCTGGCAATATCCTCGTGACGGTCGTGTGCAAGCTGATGCATCTTGCTGGCTTGTTTATGGTACTCTTTTTTGGTTGCGTGTTGAGAATGTGAGTTCGCAATGTTGGTTGCATCATGCGCATAATCATCGGCATTCGCCTCAGTGATAACCGAACGAACAGAATTAATAAAATCTTGCATTTTATTTAACTTCTGAAGTTGGTTTCTTGTTGTAAAGTTCCGAAGCCAAAGATACCTTGCGTTCATCAAGAACGGCATTAATCTTGGATGTCATCACGCGAGTAAAGTTCTCATTGGCTTCCGAGGCTTTCCCGGACGCCAATGCTTTAATCATTGTGGTAATGTCATTATTCATTATAAAGCTATTTATATGTTTTTGTATCTAAACATTACTTACTCGGAGGCATTTCAGGTGCCGGATTTGCCATACCTTCAATTTCTGCCATTCTTTGTTCTTCAGCCGCCTGCGCAGAACCATCCTCATTCATTTCTGCATCCATCATCTCAATGTCTTCGTCGGTCTGCTGAAGAATGTTACGGCGGACCCATGTGTCGGAGAAGTATTTCCCGATAAATGGTTGTGCAGCATTCAGAAGTTCAATACGATTTGTGAGGACTTCAGCTTCTTTTAGCTCGGTAAAGTAATTGTCCTGACGGAAGTCAACCGTCATGTCCTCACGAATCTGCGGCCAATCTTCTTCGGTAATGATACCCTTGAGCATCAATTGAGTCTGAAGTAGATCAAAGAACATGATTGAGAACTTCTTACGCAGACGGTCGACAAACTTTTGAAACTTGACCTCGTCGCGTGAAATCTCTGTGGTTCTACCAAGACTGAATGGAGTTTCTGGCTCCATACGAGTGATTGGTACATTCAAGCAGCGATAAAGTTTCTTTTGGAAGAACAGAATGTCGTCAATCTGACTTAGGTTCTCTCCGCCCGGAAGCGTAGAGATTTCTGTACCACGACCACCCTCGCGGCGCGGAAGCCAGAAGTCTTCAAGCATTGACATATGCTTACGGTCATCGCGAATTTCACCAGTCTGAGCATCATATACCAGCTTATTGCGGTACTGATTCATGATGGTGCGCATATATTCTTCCGCCTTACCCTTTGGAAGATTGCCCACATCAATGTAGAAAATACGGCGTTCCGGAGCACGTGCAAGACGATAGATGACCAATGAGTCTTCCATCATGCGCAGTTGATTCACGGGCTTGATTGCCTTATGGAGCGGAGACAGAACACGCTTACGGGTCGCATCAAGAATACCGGATGGCACATAACAGATTGCATCCTTATTAATCTTGAGCCCAATGTCCGATTTCTGAAGACCGCCATCCTGGTAGAGGTAATACTCATCAAGATTCTTAATGATTTTGGCACCCGTTTTTGGGTCCATTTCTTCTTTAATTTCACGGACCTTACGGATACGGAGTGCATCAACCGCCCGCAGTTCTTGAATACCTGCGTCGGGCTGAGTTTCATCAATGATCATATGATAGAACAAACGTCCATCAATGTACCATCTACGAAAGATGTCCTGACCGTTATTGCTAAAATTGAGTAATTTGCAGAGGTGATCAAACTCTCCACGAATTAGTTTCTTAATTGAAGCCGGCTGTTCCAGACGGTCCAAGTTAAGGTGTGCCGGAACATCGTCATGGTCTCCGACAATAGCTTCATTTACAATATCATCGATTGCTTGGTCGCACTCGGGCTGTTCAGCTGCAATACGATACTTGCGGATTAGATCGACATCCGTCTTTGCTGCATCTCCATCAAGGTCGAGATACTGACCATAGTAACCTCCGGCGGCAATCGCAGTGGAACCGTCCTCCGAGCTTGCGGGCACGAAAGAAACTGGTTGTTCTGCAATCTTCTTGCGTTTCTCAGCATCGCTGAGTTTTTCAAATTTCCATCCGAAAAATTCCATATTATATGTTGGGTTGAATAAAACAGGGGAGGGAATGACTCCTCCCCTGTTGTTTATTTATCCAAATAATTAGACTGTTGATTGAGCAGATTCCCAATAGAGCATCTGGAGCTCTACGCCGAATTCTTCAATTGTGTTTTCCGAGTCATAGCTCAGATCGATTGCAGATACGGTTGTTGGGAAAACACCACGGAGGTCGTAACGCTTTGTTACTTCACCCGCTTTGTTGAGTTGTTCAACCGCCATATCTACGGTGTAGTCGGCTGGATTTGAACGACCGGTGTTCAGTGCATTACCATTGATACCGGACATCCAACGCTCGAAAGAGTTACGGATTTCCATGTTGGTATCATTGATGACGGTAATACCCCACGCTTCGAATACGCGGTCGCCTGCAATTTGCATTTGGCGTCCACGAAATGGAATAGTGATTGGGTTAATGATTGATGAAGGAAGCTGAGCCGCCTTGATCATGAATGCCGAAAGCTCTACGTTTCCGGCAGCATAAGCAGGGAAGTTGCAGGTAACCTTGAAAAGATTATTGCGCGCTCCACCACCTACTAGTTTTGACTTAAAGTCATTAATTCCTAGAATAGCCATGTGTTTATTCTCCTTTAATTAAATGTTAAGATTATTTACCAACCAGCTCAGAGAACTGAACACCAGAGCGGGTAGCAATGAAGCTCAGGGTGATGTAGTTGATCGAACGTGCTGGCTTGATATAGATTTCAGCACGGAACTCATTGCGGTCGACAACTTCTGCAGTATTGTTTGTGGTATCACATACAACCAAGAAGTCGGTGAGACCACGGCGACCTTGAACGTCACGGAGGAATGGCTCAACCATATTGCGAAACATTGCACGTGTGAATTCATCATTGAATTCAAACAGCTGAAATTTAGCAGCGGTAGCAATTGCCTTTTCAAGAACAATGAAGAGGCGACGAACATTAATGCGGTCGAATGCCGATGGCTTGGTAAGACCAGTTTTGTCACCAAAGAGGATGGTGCCCTGACCTGGGAACGAAACAATTGGATTTACGCTTGCTTTGTAGAGAGCATCACGGTCGGCAAGTTTTGCATTGTAAGCAAGCTTGGTAACGCCGAGGAGCTGTCCGCGGTTGAGACCTGCTGGTGAGAACCAAGCATCGGCAACCTGATCGGTATTGGCGCAAAGACCTGCAACGTGACCGCAAGCTGGAATCCAACGGTAGGTATCGGAATACTTATCGTAGATTTTGAGAGCGGTTGAATCGTATACAGCATATGAGCTATTGCCGTAGGTAGTATCTTGAGCATCTGCTGCCCAATCTCTTACGTCATCTGCTGGAGTTGCGGTACCGACGGAAGCCTCGATTGGAGGAGAAAGGAATACAAGAAGATCCTTACGGCTGTTTGCAATATTGCAAAGTTTTGCGGCAATGTCGGTTGCACCATCGGCATCGGCTCCTGCAAAGAGGAGGTTGACATCAACGGTTTCTGCATCTCTGAAGAGTTCCAGAGCTGTATTTACTGAAGAAGCAACAACAGTAACATCGGTACCGCCGGTAAGGCTGTAATTAACAACTGCATCGCCGGCAGAACTACCAATAAGGGCCGAATCAGCTTTAAGATACCACACATACTTTGAATTGTTATTCAGTACGTTCTTGTAGTAATTTGTTGAACCGTCTTCCTTGACTGCGTCTGAAACGGTCGAAACAAATTCATATTTCTCAAGAACCGTTCCGGAAGTACCGGTCCAGAGACCGTCTTCATCAACGATGACAATATGGAATTCATCGGCGCCTGGTTTTGAAGTGAAAAGAGGGCTGTGATCCCAATCGTCGAAGTCGCCGCTTGAAATTGAACCTGGGCAAACTGAAACCTTGAGCGAGTTACCTAATGTTCCTGGGTATTTTGCACCCCATGAGCCAACTGCCGATTCTTCGCCGGAGAAGCTTGAATCGTATTGATCACGGTTTTTAATCTGTACGCCGGAAGCTCCGAGGTTACCAGATGTTGCGTTCTTTGCGGTTGTTTCAACTGCGCGAACGACCTTGAGTGCCGTAGCATACTTCAAGAATGAAGCTGCTGTTAAAAATGATTGTGAAACTGCGGTGTCAGTTTTATAAGGAACGCCGAATACAGATGCGAGTTCTTTTTCAGAACCGATTGTACGGATTTCCTCAACTGGTCCCCAGCTGAAAGCACCTGCATAGCCACCGATAGAGGTGGATACTGCTGGTACGACGTTTGTTAGGTCAATTTCTTGAACCTGAACTCCTGGTGATACTTGGAATGCCATTAGTTTGTCCTCGTCAAATTTTGAGTTATAAGGTTGTAATAATACGGATGTTCAATGATCTATTTATAAATAGAAGGATTTAGAACAATCCGGTATTATACGACTGAGTCCAGACCTCTCCACCTTCGACGGTGTATTTTGGTTTTGTATCTTCAACTGCCGAAAAGTAACCGACCGGAACAAGTTCATCCTCAATGTTTTTGAGTCTATCTGAATAGAGCATATGCTTCAGATTAATGTCGGACATGTTGATAAAGAAATCGGTTGCCACAAACCACGCAAACAGCACGAGAGTCATTACGGTATCATCATGGTTGCCGTCGGATGCTTCATATGAGCTACCGTCCTCAACAAAGGTGCTTAACTCTGAAATGGTGTCTGGATCCACGACCTTTAGTTTCTTTTGCTCGATAAGATCCTTCAGGTTACTGCAACCAATACGTTTTGTTTTCTTTGTGGTGGTAATACCAATAGCTCCATGCTTCACGATGGATTCCACAAACATATTCTCATACTCTAGGTCATAATAGAGACCATTACATACCACGGATCCCTGGTCGTTCGATTCGACCACGACATACGCATTGTTATAGTTCTTTGCATACTTATAGATCACATTCGGGAACAGGAGCGGCGACATGAGGTTGTCTCTGAATGTGCACACGGTATAGAATGGCTGCACCGAAACATCGAAGATGGTAAAGGTAGAAAAGTCCTGTCCTCTTCCCTTTGCCACGTCTACCGTCATCACGTAACGATGGTCGGAGATAGGTTTCTCATAGACCTTTACATTGTTTTGGGTATAGATTGCGGGCTCAGATTTTAATGCAAGAAGATTCTCGGCATTAATCAACGTTGAGCCTGTTCCGTGAAAGGAATTACCATACTCCTGTTCAAACTGTAACGGCGATGTGTTGGCAATTGTCTGATTTTTCCATTTCTCATCGCGTCCCGGAACATCGAACCAGTCCACGCGAAACGGTTTGTACTCACTAACTCCTTGAACCGCACTCTCCCAAAGACGGTGGAATGTATTTCCGACACCGTTTGCCGTAGAGGTAATAATGACCTTGGACGTAGTACCCGATGTAATTACTGGGTATGTTGAGGTATAAAAGGTTGCTGCATTTTCAACAAAGGCAAATTCATCCAGGAACAATAGATTGATGGAGAGACCGCGGATCGAAGATCCAGAGGTTGCTGCGGCAATGATGCGCGAGTTGTTACTAAACTCGATTGAACCCTTATTTAAGGCGCGACAGCCCGGTTGTAGAAAGAATGGAAGGTTTTCAAGCGCAAGAGTAATACGTGCCAACATTTCACGCGCCGTCGAGCCTTTATTAGCGAGGACAGCGATCGTCTTGTCGGGTTGGAATACTGCGTACCAAAGAATGTAGATGACCGAGCTAATTGACTTACCCGACTGGCGACACGCAAGAACAATGGAAAATCTATTATCAGTAAAATGGCTAAACATTTTTTCCTGATACGAATAAGGTTTAAATGGAACCAAGCCTCGATCCAGAGAAATTACCTTCACATACTTCTTTGCAAAGTAAATCGGGTCCTTCATGCACTTGAGGTACTCGTTTACTTCCTCATTCGTGAATTGCTGTTGAACGCCATCACGCTTGACCATCGGGTTACCGAGGTACCCCATCTCAGCATTTTTAAGGTGCATTTGTGACATTCTTTTCGAGAGTTTGAGACATTAAATGTTTCTGTAAATCTGTAACGGAACCCAGAAACACATTGTTGTTTGTAACACTACCAGTCGGACCCGTCGGAACTTCGCCTTTTTCTTTCTTTTTAACTTCCTTCTTCTGCTTCTGAAGTGCCATGAGCTTATCCGTCATGTCGGAAGTGTTTTTGAGCATATTGCTGAGCACCTCAAACGCCCGCGGATGTTCCGACTGTAATGCAAGTTCCATCATACCATCAATTGCCTTATTCGACTTATCCACGAGGTCCTTATATGTCTCACGCGAAAATTTGTAATCGTCCTCAATCTCCCTATCCTGTTTTACTTCTGCAGTAATAGGAGCCACCGGAACAGCCGGTAAATGGTGCTCCAAGTTCTTTAAGAGTTCTTCGCTTTTGCTCATAATAAAATTGAGTGCTTAAGGATTGGGTTCGTTAAACCCAAAATCCGTGATTGTCTGAACTATGGTATAGTCGTCGGGTGTGTCCTCAATGGAACCTAAGGTCGTGTGGATATTCACATCGATCTTATCGTTTTGATTTGTGAGAAGGTTCACATCCGATACCTTAATTATTGCCTTATTTGAAACTGGTCCATAGAAACGGATGCGCGTCTCGAAATCCAAAGTATAGATAATTGCTCTGCGTTGAACAAAATCGCCTTCGTATGTATCTTCCATGTTTACCGTTGTGAGCACAAACGGAAGATCGGTCGTAAGATTCACCGAATCCAGCTCCTTGATTGTAACGGTATATTCGGGCTGAAAATATGGCAGAATCTGTTCCAGGACCTGAAGAGCATCGTCCTGATTCTTTGCCATAATTGAGAGCTGGAAGTTCATTCTGTACGGAGCAAAGGTCCGTACAATATGTTTTGTTGAAGTGTCACCAGCATCAACCGAGGTTACAACATTATTGCGGTTGATCTTCGTTGTCGCATCATACACAATGTTCGTAATCTCGAACGACATACGCGGTAGCTTCATTGCAACCTTATTGTCCTGAAGGTCCTTCTGTTCGTCGAGACGCTGAAGGAACTTGGCTTTGGGACCATACGAAAGCGGAACACGCACCGAATGCACTACGTGACCCGATTGGTCTTTGCGTATTACATTGATGTTATTGAAGATTGTTCCGAATACCGAAACAACTCTACGAATATGAGAATGATAAAAGTGTCCGCTTGTCATAGTAAATTACCAAGTATTATTTGACCACGCAATGCGTTTCCAAATATCATTGGTGCCGTCCGAATAAGTGTCGAAGCAATAGTAGATATATCCTGATCCAAATACCACACTTCCAATCGCATCACCTGCAACACCCTTGCTTGTTGTCGGAATACCAGCTGTTGGATATACTGAGGCTCCGTTGGTTTTAAATACCCAATGTTGACTACCCGCGCCCAATCCCACATCGCCCGAGGCGCCAATATTGTCGTATCTTATAGGTGGATTGCCGGAAACATAAGTAACTGTGCTAGTTACATCGGTTGAATAAACGGGTCCTGCACTCTCAAATGTTTGAACATTAAAAACAATATCATTAGCAGGAGTGGCTCCGCCTGGAAAAGTTGTTCCGGGTATTGTTAGATCATAATCATCGGGACCATATCCACCCGCGCCCGCGACAACACTCATGTCGACAATGGTATTGTCTGGAAGCACGGTGAATGTCAAAGTTGTTTCTCCGTAGGTCACGGGAATAGCTGTAAAGGTGGTCGGTAGATAATTCCAAATTACAGAGGGAATGGATACCTTACCATTTGTTCTAAATGTCCAATTTTTAGTATTTGTATTGGTACCGATAACAACATCGCCGCCGTTCTTTTCGATCTTAACAAACTGGTCATCGTCACCCAGATAGATGTCGGTTGTTACAGAATTGCCCGAAATTAGATGTACGTGACTGTGTTCCGAATTACTGATGTTATTGTTTGTTACGGTAACAAAGGTTCCCGTAGGCATTGCATTATATTCAAAATTATAGTATAGTGCTGGATTATTTTCGGTTTGATAATCTGTCGAACGAGTACCATCAACTGTGGTTAGAGTAAAAGTGAATTCGGTAATGTTGCTATTGGCAGGTATGGTCCATGTGACTGTTTCGGCGATAGGTCCTGTAGTTCCGTCGAAAACAACATTACCAGTGAGAGCCCGACCCAATGATTGTTGGGTTACTCCAGTACCCGTAATTTCATAATTGACTGTTCCAAAATAATTTCCTTGCGAAAGCTGATTGACCGAGATTGTAATTGGGCTACCATATACAATGTAACCACTCGAAGTGACCGACCATGTCGATGATGTAGGACGAATTACTAAACTTTGTCCGGCAGCTGCTCCGGGTGGTGTAATTACAATTGTAGTAGCCGTATCAGTTATATTAGCGCCTTCGGGAAATGTGAGTTCACCCGTAGCATTAAGTATAACTTCATAACTGCCATTAATTAATCTATCTTCCGTTGCACGTGTTCCTTGTGCACCAGTAATACCCTGGACACCTTGTGCACCTTGAAGTCCTTGTACACCTTGTGTACCTTGAATTCCCTGAGCTCCAGTGATACCTTGAGCTCCAGTGATACCCTGATGTCCTTGGATTCCTTGAGTGCCTTGAGCACCTTGTACCCCCTGCGCCGCGCCCATGTTATACAGTTCGGTAAAATTGGCATTGGCCTTTGTGAAGGCTGCACGAATTGTGTCGCCCGTTCTATCGTTGGCGACTGTTCCTGTTAAAATAGTTTGCTTTGCCATGTTATTGGGTATCGGCTGTTAGTGTTGTAGAGTCTGCGTAGATTCCTGTTGAATCTGCACGGTAAGATGAATTTGACGGAATGAGAGGCGGCTCCGAGAAACCAATCTCACCGAATGGATTGTTTTCGGTAAAGTCGATAATGTCGAGTCCTTGTTTCTCAAAATCATAGTTCTGTGCTCCCTCGGCATTACCGTTAAATGTAAGATTCTCACTTGCGGTATCAAGGTCGTATACCTTTGTAATGTCCCATTCGGCGCCACTGGTGAGACCGACAAGAGGTCCAAGACCAAACCTGCCAAAGTTGCCGTTGCTCATCCGAATCTCTCCGAGACCAATACGGAGTTCACTATTTGGATTCTCTGGAATTATTTGGTTGAAGCGTAGTACCTTACCAAAGATTTCAACCGCATCGGTAGATTGAGTTGCAGGAGAAACAATTTGTTTTACAGTTTCACCAATGACAAAGTTAGTTTCATTTGAATTCTCAATAGCAAAGAAATACTCGGTCGCAAATTTCTCTTGAATAGAATCAATCTCCTTGATACCAGTAGAGAAGTCCTCGTCGGAGTATTCAAACATCTCACATTGTAATTTGTAAACTGGAACCTTGGAAAGTTGGTAGAACGGAGACTTGTGTTCAACAAACTTAATGACAAAGAACGAACGAGTGAGCGGGAAGAAGATAAGGTCGCCTTCATTCGGCCGACCCGAAACAATCTCATTATTGTAGAGACCAATAAGTTTTTCCCATTGACGCTTTGAAACTACAAAGGTTGCTTGGTCACGAATCTCAAGACCAAACTTTGTGAACAGTGTACCATCTCCGTCAAATCCATCCACATTCTCAAGGTACATTTCAATGACATATGCCTCTGTGAATTTTGATTCAACGTCCTCATTTAAAATCATATCACGCGAGACCATACTACGAGGAATGTAGTACATCTCATGACCATAGATTTTGAGTGCTTCTGTAACTAAATCTTCATAAAGATTCTGTTCAGACTTCGCACCCTGCGAAAAATAAACATTACGCGGCATAGATTAACCAACAAGAAAATCCACTGGCTTTGCGTATCTGAGTTCCATGTCAATCTCAAGTTTTTCAATTTCTGCATTGGCATCTTCAAGAATCTTCATGCCATTCATCGTGACGCCGCCTGGAAGTTG